TCAAAAAAAGTCCCGACCACTTGAAAAAAATAATTATATATTCGAATTCCAAAAAGTGAAAAGTGAATGAAATAAAATTATTTTTTGTAAGTAGTTGGTACTTTTATTGACAGACATTTTTTAAAAACTCTCTATGTTTTAGGTATACTTTTATTTTTAAAACATTTTATACACAAATTAAACAGTAAAAAAATAAAATGTCCGTCAAAAAAAGTCCCGACCACTTGAAAAAAATAATTATATATTCGAATTCCAAAAAGTGAAAAGTGAATGAAATAAAATTATTTTTTGTAAGTAGTTGGTACTTTTATTGACAGACATTTTTTAAAAACTCTCTATGTTTTAGGTATACTTTTTTTGTATAATATTATTTAATAATTAATAAAAAAATAACCTTTAATATTAAATAATGAAGCTTGTATTGATATTATTACTACTTATTGTACTCATAAGCATGTCCAGGACAGAAAAATTCACTGAATCCTTTGGATTATCTGGATACACCAAACCTATAGGACCTATAGTAATAAAAGATACGACTGTTGATTTAACCGAATATATTGAATACGATAAAGATGTTGAAGTCACGAATGATCTCATGCAAGAAATGGTATTCGCGACAAATAAAGAAATATCAAAAAGAACGGGTCTTTGTACGTACATTATAGAAACTACCTTAGTAAAAAAATACGTACACAAAGAAACAAACCAGGAACTATACAGATGTATGTTCATAGCGGTTAAACATAAGGGGTTTGCTTTAGGGTTTGCTGTTACGTCGGATATACGAATTATTGACGGCAAGGCGACCGTTTTAAGTTTGGCGACACAGCCTATAGATTACAGTCCACCATCGGACCCAAGTATTTATCAAACGTCTATAAAAGGAAGAGAGTTTGAAGATTACACGAATGTCAGACAAAGTGAAATAGATATCATAAAAAGTAAAAATTTTATAGAAAAGGTTATACCAGAACCACAAAGTATGTACGGTAAAATTCGTATTTAAAAGTTCTCAATAAAATGTAATGATCAGTATTGATGAAATATCACGTATAACTGAAAAAAGGAATCGATTAAAAAAAGAGACGTATGTCAAAATATACGAACAGGTATCAAAAAAGATAAGACAATCCGTTGAATTAGGACACAAATACTTGTTTTGTCAGATTCCTTCGTTTGTCATGGGACACCCACACTTTAACAGAGTAAAGGCGTTACAGTATATAAAACGTCAATTTGAAATAGGTGGGTTTACTGTACAACAAATAGGTGAATACGAACTCTGTATTTCATGGAAACCCAAAAAATCTATTAAAAATGTTCAGCACGAAGATACAGAAGATTTAGGAGAATTCCCATCTTTTGTAAACCTTAAAAAGGCCGCGAATAAATACAGGCGAAACGCGTGATACGAGTTTATAAAAAAACCCAATTAATCACAAATATGAGTGATCCATTAAATATATTAGTAGAAGCGCGACGCGAATACGTTGGTCAATTGTGTTTACTCATGTGCCCAGTCATGATTGAAACCTTCGAGAACTTATACGAAGAAGCGTATAAACTTTCTAAAGGTCGCAAAGTTCTTGTCATGTATCAAAAACTTTTAAAAGAAGTTCCAAATTGGAGTGATGCTATGTCAAAACAGCACACGGATAATATAACGAACCGGTGTGCGTGGTTTAATGACTTATTAGCCGCGGTATTCGTAAGTTGTGTTAAAATTTTATCAGCTGTTCGTTTGAACAAAGATAATAAGAAAATTTCACTCAAACTTCCCACGAACGAAGTGTTTATTCAGACGTGTTATAACAACGTCGCTAAAGATTTGTACCAGGATCCGTACATTTATCACGAAAACCAAAACGAACACGCGAGAAATGATAAATTATACGAAAGGTTTTCCGCGTGTATAGAAACTTCCATAAAGGAACTCATACCTGTTCAACAAATTTTACAAACATACATGTCTCAGACACAAGAAGGTCAAGATTTGGATGTAGGTGAAGCCGAAGTTGGCGATTCGGAAGATCCGGACATTCTCGAAGAAGGTGAAGAAGGTATGGAAGAAACTTCAGAAGAACCGTTCGAACAGCCAATGGAGGGAGAAGAAGAACCACAACAACCAATGGAAGAAGAACCACAACCACAACCAATGGGAGAAGAACCACAACAACCACGAACGTCACCTTTAGATAACGAGTTCAGGACTATAAATACCGCTCCACCTCCAGTACAAGAAAGAGAGGAAGAAGGGGTTTTGTTTCCAGACGCATCTGAAACTCGTGCAAAAAAAGTTGGCTACTATTAGATAAATGGAGTTTGAAGACTATTTGAGAGATCCCGCGTGGGCCGGTATAATTGCCGCTTTACTAACAGCTGGGTACATACACTTTAAAGCGAGATTAAATAACGAAGGTAAGCTTCCCGTGAGTGCATACGCGAAACCAGCCGCACTCAACGCAATTTTAGTATTTTTTATTGTTACGAATGGTTTAGGTAAGAAGGAAACTATATCAACTGAACCTTTTTAATTTTATTTACTTAAAGATATAATACACACTTACAGTATAAAAATGACATCTGTATCTGCATTTAACGAAATGATGGGCCAATTTCTTGTGGAATTACACAAGACATTTCCAGAAGAAAAAGGCTTGAAGAAATGCTTATCGGCTTTCGATTTAATGAAAGAGACGAACCCCCGGTTAGTAGTTGATGGATTTATGGCAAGCGTTACGCCGTTCGCGGATAAAATTTCCGCTAAAGACGATACCTTTTTCATAAACGAATCTAAAAACTTGGATTTCATGAAAGATGTAAATCTCGAAAAGCACTGGTCCTCGTGTTCACAAAACACAAAAGATGCTATTTGGCAGTATGTTCAAACTTTGTACATGCTCGGTACAACTATCAGTTCTATTCCAGAAGACACACTTTCCATGATTGAAAATGTAGCTAAACAGTGCGCAGACAAAATGAAAGACGACGGTTCGGAATTAGATGAAAGTGCACTCATGAAAACCATGCAAGGCATGTTAGGTGGTATGTTGAAAAAATAAAGTCAATATATATAAATGACATCTTGGTTTGAAGATCCAAAACAATTGATTCGTACAGATAAAGTCCTTGAATTTTGGCCGTCAAAAACACAATCTTCAGCAGAACGTGTTAATGCATCGGCACGTTTTATCATTTATGCGACATGTATAGTCTATCTCATAAACAGAGATCCTCGTATTTTCGTTTTGGGTGCTACTGCACTCGGTGTTCTTTATATAATGGAAAAATCCAATATGGTAAAGGATAATTCTATTAGACCAACTACGGCATATAATAACATTGGTAAAGAGTGTCTCGTTCCTACGAGAGATAATCCAATGGGTAACGTGCTCATGTCAGACTACGTAGACAGACCAGATAGGCCACAATCGTGTTATTACCCTACCGTGAGAAAGCCCGTGAATGATTACATAACTGAAGGTATAAACTATGGTCCAGCGCGTTCTCGTTCGTCTATGCCAGAATACCAGAAAAATGCCTTATCTAGACAATTCATAAGTATGCCAGATACTTCTATTGGTAATACCCCTTATTACGAGTTTATTCACGGTAAGAGACAAAACACGTGTAGACAAGACCCAAGATTATGTGATCCAGATGCAAGAGGCGTACAACTCGAAGCCTTTTCCGGTTTAGCACCAAACGGGGACGTGAGAAACTAAATCATATAAATTAAATAAAGTAAAGTAGATACTCGATTTGCTTAAACAAAATATTTTGTAATAATAAATGGCGTATCAACTCCAACCAGGCATGAAAGTTGTACAAGATCACGCGGTTCCACCCGTGTGTGCAACTGAAGAAGTTTTTGTGTATCCCCAGCCCAGTACCCTGAATTACGGTTCAAGTCGCCCAAACACGATGTTGTATGGAACTGCGCCGTACATGGCGGGTAAAGGTGCACCAGCGCAATACATAGAAACTTCCGATCAACTCAGACCCCAATCCACGTCCCGATTTAACAAGGTCTTGGCAAAAACGTACGAAAGAAATTTCCACCCACTCCAAAACGTCGAATGTAAAGTTCCACTTCGAACACAAACATACGAACCCATGAGTACACGAGCAGAAACACAAAATGGTTTGTTTCAGCAAAGATACCTCAATAAAAATCTTAATAAGAAATAAGAATGGCTGATCCCATCTCAATATTGGCTATAGCCGGTTTAGTTTATGCTGGTCGAAAATTAAGTCGTCCAAATGAAATGTATACAGTAGAAGGTAACCCTATTCAAGAACAGGAAGTCTCTTCCGAATTTGCAAACAGAGATATCACCATAGAATCTGATTATTTAGGTCCTTTATCACCATTGGTTGAACCATCGTATACGTCCAAGGAAGAAATGGGTTCGTTTGCTGAAATTGCACCACAACGTAGATCTTCCGGAGGTGAAATACTGGATATGCGAAACCGAATGTACGACGCGGGTAGAATGAATAATCTTTCACCAGTTGAGAAACAACTCGTTGGTCCAGGTTTAGGTGTTGGTCCGGATGTACCTGCATTTGGTGGTCATCAACAGCTGTTCCGTGTTAACCCAGAAAATGTCGGTGCATACCGTTTAACAACTTTGCCGGGTAGATCTGGTCCAGCTTACGATTCCAAAGGTGGTCGACGAGGTATTATTGGTGAAGTTTCACACAACAGACCGGAAAAGACCGCTTTTCTTCAAGGTAGACTTCCACCAGTACCAGGTAGAGCACAAGGTATGGGTGGTAGAACACCAAGAGCTGAACACGAGCGAACGAAGAGAACTACGAATAGATCCGAAACCGGGTTACGTACAGATACTTTGGGGTACGCGAGTGCAAAGAGGACGGTTTCTGCGCTTACACGCGCACAAGAACCGACGCGTAACAAGAAGGATGGTAACTTGGAGCAGTATCAGTACAATAACCAACCTGCACCGGGTATAAGTAGTTTTGTTGGTGGGTATTTGAGTTCACCAGCGAGCAAAATTGGTGAGAAGAGGACGTATGGTACGCAACACACCGTTGAAGAACTCATGAAATATGGGTTCAGACCAGATGACCGTCGTGGTAAAGCGAACCGTATGGCTGGTCCAGGGAGAATGAATGTTCGCGCCGATGCTCTTAACCAAGGTGGTATGGTCACGAGTGTTCGTTCGGATACAACACGAATTGACGGAAGAGTAAACGCCGCGGATGGTGCATGGACGCAACAATATAGAAACAATGATTACCATAAATTAAATGCATACAAGGGTCACTATAATCCAAATGCATCGAGTACAAGCTTAGATGTGGCTAAAAGACAGCTCGCAAATAATCCACTGGTTCACAGTCTCTCGTAATTAAATAAATAGTTGTTGAATCGTGATATACACTCATTAAAATATTGTTCATATATTTTAATGAAGGTACATACCTTAGATATAGACAGTAGCGAACGCGATCCTGTTCTGTACCCAAACCCAGGTGATTACGTCGTCCACTTAAAAAATCCCATTTATGACGTGACAAAAATATCGCTCATTTCTGCACGTATACACAATAGTCAGTACCTCATACACGATAGAAATAACCAGTTTGATATAAATGGTACACCAGTCACCATACCAATAGGAAACTATAGTGGTCAAGATTTGGCACAAGCTATTGTATCGGCTTCATCTGATATTACATCTGCTATATTTGATAAGGAAACGAATGCCATAACGTTTACGGGTAGTGCACCTTTTACGTTTGAGTTTTACGGGGGTACGAATGGGTACGCGACTGGCTCGAGTGGGTACACGACACCACACGATATTTTAGGTTTACCAGCAAGTAACGTAGCCTCCTCTGGAACAACGCTCGAAACGGGGAGCATTAATTTACAAGGTGCGGATGCGATTATTGTTAAACTGAGTAGTGGCTCCGACGAATTTAACAAAACCGTGTTTTCTGAAATACCTTTTTATACAGGACGTATACTTTTGTGCGGTGACGTGATCAATTATTCGGGTGTCGATGATACGGTTGAACACAATTTTGATTCTGGGTCACAAAAAACGATATCGAGTTTAAGGGTACAGTTTTATTATAGTAGCAATAACCGATTAATACCCTATGATTTTAGAAACGCGAACCATATACTTAAACTTGCTGTAACGTGTTCTACTGATAAACTCGAGAACGTGACTAATTTGGAAAGAGACTTTTCTCTTCCACCACCTATGAGTATCCCCGAATTAGAGGATCCGCATAGATGGGATGCGTTTATATCTATATTCATGATAGTCGCAACCGGATTATTTTTATTACTGGTTATGAAAAAACCAAAGCTTATCGAGTAACCGCGAAGATTGGTTGCGCTGGCTTTTGGACACGCGTGGAAACACGAGAGATACCGACGTAGACCAAGATAGACAAGAGAGTCGTGAACAAAGCAGTGAGCGTGTAGTTCATACCACCGTTCTTGTTAACCTTTACAACTTGGTTAACCAACCATCTTACCAAATCCATCCACGAAAGGGCGGCCGCGAATGAAAAACCGGCGACGATCGCGTTCAGGGATTGCGACTCGAGTTCGCGCGTGACGAGTGTAACAGTTTCAGCAGCAGTAGACATTTTTATATAGTATCCTGAGATTTTAATCTGGGAGTAATTCTTCTTCGACTAAAATCTTTTTGTAGTATTGTGGTTTTAGATACCCCTTGAGCATACCAACATTTATAGATTCTATATCCGATTCCGTATCCGATTCCGTATCTGTTTCGGAATTAGAACTTTCATCACCGTATATTTTAAAATATTCAGAAGTCGTCGTCCATCCCTCTGGATCTGATGTGTTCATTACTATCTATGGCATTTTTTAACATCCGTTCTGACGGATTTTTGGGTTCCCATGTATTCCAATTATCATATGCCATGTTCATTTTAACGAATTTGTATTCTCTACCTGAATATCGCGTAAAAGGAACGTCTTCGTCATCTTCAAATTCAATGTATTCGTCTTCATCTGAATATTCTTCTTCGTCTATGTCCGGGAAATGTGATCCCATTTTCTTACCAACTTCGTTCATGGCACAATATTTCATGGCATATTCCATATCTTCTGCGAGTACAATAGTACGTCCACACGCTTTTGCGTATTCTGCTGCAAGTATCATGGACTTTTCGAATACGGGTTGGATAATGTTAATAGCAGATTCCTGTATTTGTTCTATTAAGTTTATGTTTGCGTCTTTTTCTTGTTGATTCATTATGCATTAAACAGTGTTTTAGCGATACCGTTTTCAACACGGAGTATATTATAACTAAGTGCCAAAACTCTAAGTTCCCTTTCCGATTCTTCTTCGCTATTCATAGTAACTTTGAGTATTTGTTCTTTTACTAAGCTAAAGTTTCTTTGGCCTGTAGGGTACCACCGTTCGGGTTCGAGTGCAAAACTATACGAGTAGTATCTTCTGAACAATTGCGTTCTTGAATGATGTATACCACTTTGTACCGCGCGTAAGTTAATAATACTACCCGTTTTGTCGTTTAATATTTCTAAATCGTCAAGTTTAAGTTCTACACTTTTAAGATGTTCGTGTGATAAATATATTGAATCTAGTATTTGGTTAGAATTATCATAGTCAAAAGGTGTTGTAAAAAAACTATTGACACCTTTTCTTTTGCTTTGTATTAAAAAATAGAGTTCTTTTATAGGATTTTTTAGATTTAATTTATAACTATAACTTACGGGATTCGTGTCTGTACTTTGTTCAATTTGAAAATTATTTTCCTGTAATTGTGTTATTATATAGTCTATTTTCTGGTTATTTAACTTTTGTTTTTCCTCTTCATCCAAAGAAACCATTTCCAGTGTGATTTTAGCACTTTTTATTAAGTTTTTTGGTTTGAGACCTGTATACATAACATATGAAGAATCTGATCTTACCGAATGAATGCATTTATCGACGTCTCTTAATTTAATAACAATTTCAATTTCTTGTTGTGTTATGGCACAGAGTGGTATCGCGAGTTCAGGATTATTGTAAAAGTAAAAGGGTATATCGATAAAATATTTAGTATCTGAAGTTGCGTTTCCTAAATAATGCCCTATAGTTGTTGTCATGGCTTCTGTACCTGACAACTCTAAAGGTGGTTTACCCACGAGTTTGGCTAAATTATGTTGTTTCGTCTGCGTGACGTAGTTATCCGAATAAATCGCTAAGAAATCACTCGGTACGCGTTGTATAACTTCACCACCTATGACGAGTTCGACGTATTCAATCATGGCGTGACCTATCGATTCGTTGTATCCTATACCAGTTGTATTTTGGTGTAATGAGTTAATTAAATTTTGATCTATAGCGCTTAATTCAACTTTCAAACTCACGGTTTTCAGAAGGTCGCCTTGATTTTGGGGAATGGTACACTTTATGGTGTTTCCAAATTCAATTTCACCATCAACATCTAAATCAACAAAGAATGGTGCAAAGTTTGTATGTTTTTGAAAATTCTTTATAAAATACGTGTACTCTGGATTATCCGTAAAAAAAGCGTCCTGTGGTCCGGATGTTTGTAACTGAACACGTCCAGCCATTACTAGTATAAGGCACTAAAATTTTAAACCCCCGAGACCGCTATTTATTCGTAACACGTTATAGTTTACTGCATATACATATACTTTGTGTCCAAAATTAGCGTCTGGTGAATCGAGTTCAATTTCAATAAGATTATGAGCTATTCGACTCATGTTTACCTGTCCAGTTGGATGATATGTTTCAGGTTTAAGTGAAAAGCTATACACACCAAAGTTGTTTTCGGTAACGCCCGTATAATATTTCAAAGGTTGTTCGTAACTTAACATTAAATTATCGGCGTCTATTATCGTGTTATTGTTAAATTTCATGGTAACGTGTTTTATTGGGTTGAGTTTATGAACGTCGTCACTCACTGCCAAGAAGAACAGTTCCCTGACAGGATTTTTAAAATTGAGCATACCCGCTTTTTTAGTTTCACCTGCTTTAAACTTAAACTGTGACATTTGGAGTTGTGTGATGACATATTCTATAGGACGGGTAAGTAAGAAGTTCTTTTCATCTTCCGTAACGAAAAAGAAATCAGTGACGAGTGATACTTTTTTAATAGAAGAAGAAACATCAGTGGGTGGATCGATGATATCCGTATCGGTTTTATACTGAATAACAACGTCTTCGAGTTTCTTAAACTTTATGCGTACTTCGACGAGTTGTTTCGTAAGTGCACATACGGGTATAGCTAAACTTGGGTGTCTGAAAAAATAAAACGGTAAAAGGACGTTATAATCCCAATCGTATGAAACCGCTATATAATTATCATGCCCCGTTAAGAAATAAAGTGTTTGGTCTATATCATCTTTGTTGTTATGTATTTGATCATACATGTAGATATAATCACCCGTTATACGTTCAATAGTTTGACCACCAATCAAAAGGTCTGCATACTCTATGATTTGAGCACCTATAGATTTCCTGTATCTTATATCGTATCCAGACGATGCCGTACCGGATGGTTGTGGTAAAGTGAATTTAAGCATCATACTTCGTACGAGATCCCCTTTATTTTTGGGAATACGACACTCTACGGTTGCGTCGTAATCGACATCACCATCAAACGGTGTTTCTATAGCCTCTATTGAAAATTTCGTGTGTCGTTTAAAATTCATCAGGAAATACGAAAATTCGGGATCACCAGTAAGCCATTGGTCCTGAATACCCGTGACAGCAAGGTTTATTCGACCAGCCATTCTTACTTTACGTGAGTAAAATTTTATGAAATAAAACGAGACAGTACTGTAGAATGAACCTTCAACTGAAGAAATTCAGACCCGAAAAAATGACAGACGATCGGGTGTGTGTGTTTATTGGTAAACGTAACACGGGTAAATCTACATTGGTCAAGGATATCATGTATTACAAAAAGCATATACCAGCGGGTGTTGTACTTTCTGGTACGGAAGAAGGTAACCATTTTTACGGTGAATTTATACCAGATTTATTCGTATACGGTGATTACGATAGAGATGCTATAGAGCGAGTTATTTCGAGACAGAGAAAACTAGTTGGTACAAAAGGTAAAAGTAGAAATAACGGTACATTCATGCTTTTAGATGACTGTATGTACGATAGTAAATTTTTGAAAGATACGTGTATTCGCCAATGTTTTATGAACGGGCGACACTATAACATATTTTTCATGCTTACCATGCAATACGTCATGGATTTACCACCAGCACTCAGGGCAAACGTCGATTACGTGTTTGTTTTGAGAGAAAACATCATTCAGAATAGAGAAAAAATATATAAATCATTTTTTGGTATTTTTCCGAGTTTTGATATGTTTAATAAAGTTATGGATGCGTGTACGGAAAACTACGAATGTTTAGTGTTAGATAATACGTCGAAGAGTAATAAAATAGAGGATTGTGTATTCTGGTACAAAGCCACACTTAGGAAAAATTTTAAAGTTGGTAGCCCTGATCTATGGAAACTTCATAAAAAGATGTACAATCCCAAATATTTAGATCAAAAGGAAGCAGATGCTAAAAATGCAACAAAGAAAACAAAGCTTAAAATTACAAAAACAAAGTAATATAATAAATAATGAACTTTATCAGAAGAATATGCAGTTCGAGAATGGTCTATCCATACGCAAAATTTAACGAACTTTCATCAGGTGGTGGTTACTATATGTACATAAATGTATGCCACGATTCCAAACGTATATATTTTAACGATTCTATACCCGAATGTGAAAAAAAGGATGTTTTACCTAGGGTTTTAAATACATTTTTGGGTATGTACCCGAGATATGTTTTACACTCAGGCGAATAATGCGTCAATGACATATCTCAAAAACCTATGACTACATAAATGACGGACGTTAGAACTATGAATTTATCTGACACTGGTGACGGTATGGTATCGTTAAATAATAATCAGTCGACACACTTTGTGCCGAATAATCCACCCGAAAAAAATATTGAAAATAAACAAACGATGGACTCGACTCCAATTTCAGATGTTATGGGACACGCTGAAGACCCACTGGAACCACCAATGATGTCTCAAGACCCACGCATGACGCAAATGCAAATGCAAACGCCGATGATGATGGCACAACAACCGGTTACGCAACAAACCCAAGAAAAGAAACAAGCGGAATCTAAAAATCCATTCAACCTTACTGACGACCAGTTCGAAGCACTCATCGTTGCGGTGTGTGCTGCGGCGGCAATTAGTAAGCCAGTTCAGGAAAAACTTGCAAACTTCGTCCCATCGTTTTTGAACGACCAAGGACACCGAAGTGCCGTTGGTTTAGCCTCAACTGGTTTAGTCGCGGCTATTGCTTTTTATATAGCAAGAAGATACGCTTAAATAGCATTATAGTGTTTATACATTCTCTTTCCGAATAAGAAGTACGAAATGAGAAATCCGAACAGTAATCCAACTGCGCGAAGTCCTAGAACAGTACCAGTACTCTTCGTAGTTTTACCGTAATCTTTAAAATCTTTTTCGATGCGTTCGTTTATTTGAGAAATACCCGCAACTATACCCATACCTACTAAAGTTGAAACTACTAAGAATGGTGCGTCTAGAGCTAAACGTCCAAATAGATTACCGCCTCTCGGTAACGCACACAAAATTGATGGTAGTATAACGACGAGCAAACCCATGTTTACCCACTGATTATTCGTTAAAAGAGGCGCACTTATTGTTGCGAGTAAACAGTTAAGCAAAACATACATTTTCATTAAATCGGAGACTGATTCCATTTTATTAATAATAAATATTATTTATTTATCCTGAATATGTTTACCACAGAATTCGGTTCGTTGTGGTATTTCCTGGTAGATTCCAATAGAAACGCATATCGATCTAAGTTTATCGAACTTATCCCAAAACTCTTTACTATGTGAATACTCGACGACGGTACAGTGCGCGAGTTCGTGTAAAAGTACGTGAAATATTTCGTTAGGTTCACCGTCTATACATATACCTATATCGTTACCCTTATTCACGTTATACCCAATAGACCCGTTTAACCGGTGATGCGCGGTGATCGGAATTTCTTTACACAACATTTTGAAATCTTCGTTATTGGTTTTTTCTATGTGTTCCCTGAGTATTCTATACTTTTCGCGAACCTCTGTGAGTTTTTCGGGTTCGCGTGTATTGATAAACAAAAACGCGTTTATTAGTACGAGGAGTATTACGAGTAACATCCTATATTACTTACTTACCATAGAGGAACAAAAAAAAATTGGGTAAAGGTATATGAGTAATAACAATAACGTCCCCAATTCTCTCAGGGCACTCGGTGTCAGAAGATTAGACATTGTAATTCTTGATTTGAGTAGGAATAGATTAACATCTTTACCACCAGAAATCGGTAAACTTAAAAAATTAAAGGAACTTAGATTGGATCGTAATAATTTAACATCTTTACCACCAGAAATCGGTAACCTTAAAAACTTAAATAATCTTGATTTGTGGTATAATAACTTAACATCTTTACCACCAGAAATCGTTAACCTTAAAAACTTAAAGAGAGTTGATTTGAGTAATAATAGATTAACATCTTTACCAGAATCAATAGGTAACCTTAAAGAGTTAGAGTATCTTTCTTTGTGTGAGAATAAATTAACATCTTTACCAGAATCAATAGGTAACCTTAAAAACTTAAAGAGAGTTGATTTGTATTATAATAACTTAACATCTTTACCACCAGAAATCGGTAACCTTAAAAACTTAAAGGAACTTAATTTGAGTTATAATAACTTAACATCTTTACCAGAATCAATAGGTAACCTTAAAAAATTAGAGTACCTTAGTTTGTATCATAGTAAATTAACATCTTTACCAGAATCAATAGGTAACCTTACAAAATTAATGGTACTTAGATTAAATGATAATAACTTAACATCTTTACCATCACAAATCGGTAACCTTACAAAATTAATGGAACTTGATTTGACTAATAATAAATTAACATCTTTACCAGAATCAATCGGTAACCTTAAAAAGTTAGATGAACTTAAATTGGAAAATAACCCAAACCTTAAATATATAAACAGGAGTCTTTATCGCGAAGGTTTAGTTATTACAAAGAATTTTAGTACTAAACTTTATCCACCGATTCAAATAATAAGAAAAAACGTACCCCTAAACACTAAACGTAACGATCCTATATCTGGGTATAATTTCAGTGTCGGTAATAATGCCTTAAACCTCGGATACAATAAGTACTTAACTGAAAAATCACTTCTAAACTGGATAAAAACGAAAAACCCATCTACTAATATCACTAATATTAAGACTTTATACAGTCTTAGTCCAAACACAAAAATCGTTTCAGATCCATTTACACAACAACCATTATTTAGAAAAAACTTAACGTTCGTCAAGTTTGTAAAACCAAAATCACCAAACAGTCTCTCGAAGACTAAAATAAATAACATAACAAACAAATTAAACAAGACTAAAATAAATAACAACAAACCACCTACTAAAAAGCAAAAAACGGGTAACGCCGCTCAGAGTAGACGTACTAATAGAAATAATAACAACAAACCACCTACTAAAAAGCAAAAAACGGGTAACGCTGCTCAGAGTAGACGTACTAATAGAAATAATAATAACAGGTAAAGGTATATGAGTAGTAACAGTAACGTCCCCAATTCTCTCAGGGCACTAGGTGTCACTAGATTAGATATTCGAGAACTTAATTTGAGTGTTAATAATTTAACATCTTTACCACCAGAAATCAGTAACCTTAAAAACTTAGAGACACTTTTTTTGGCTAATAATAAATTAGAACAGTTACCACCACAAATCGGTAAACTTACAAACTTAAAGTATCTTTATTTGGGGTATAATAAATTAACATCTTTACCAGAATCAATCGGTAAACTTACAAACTTAAATGATCTTGGTTTGGGCGATAATAAGTTAACATCTTTACCAGAATCAATCGGTAACCTTAAAAACTTAAAGTATCTTTATTTGGGGTATAATAAATTAACATCTTTACCAGAATCAATCGGTAACCTTAAAAAGTTAGAGTATCTTTCTTTGAGACGTAATAATTTAACATCGTTACCAGAATCAATCGGTAACCTTAAAAAGTTAGAGTATCTTTATTTGGAAAATAACCCAAACCTTAAATATATAAACAGTAGTCTTTATCGTAGCGGTTTAAAAATTTTTAAGAATTCAAGTACTAAAATTCTAATTCCAAGAAAAAACGTACCCCTAAACACTAAACGTAACGATCCTATATCTGGGTATAATTTCAGTGTCGGTAATAATGCCTTAAACCTCGGATACAATAAGTACTTAACTGAAAAATCACTTCTAAACTGGATAAAAACGAAAAACCCATCTACTAATATCACTAATATTAAGACTTTATACAGTCTTAGTCCAAACACAAAAATCGTTTCAAATCCATTTACACGACAACCATTATTTAGAAGAAATTTAACGTTCGTCAAGTTTGTAAAACCAAAAACACCAAACAAGCCAAAAACACCAAACAAGCCAAAAACACCAAACAGTCTCTCGAAGACTAAAATAAATAACACAAACACAAATACTATACGAAAAAAAGTGGGTAATGCTGCTCAGAGTAGACGTACTAATAGAAACTAATCATTTCCTAAACACGAAACAAAATTTACTATACAGATCCGAAACCGGGTTTCCTTTAAGATCTTCCCATAGTGTTAAAGTAAACCCCAAATCTTCCATGCGTGTAAATAACATGTCTTTGTGTGCAATGGGCTCAACCTTTGGTCCGTCGGCATAATACGGTGTATCGGCTAAGTGGACGTATAACTTTTCGCCAAAGTTCCCCGAACTCGTTTCTTTCGTTAAAAAGTAGTTCCCGAGATCGTCTCTTACGGGTGTTTTCATGATAATCTTATCGGAATTCGGTACTATTCCTATGAACCGACCCCCGGGTTTAATTCTATTCTTGATGGCTAAGAGTGACGTTTCGAATAACTGTTTCGTTTCGAAAATGTAGTGTAACGCAAAGTTATAACATACGACGTCGTATTTTCTTTGGGGACACGCGAATATATCACCCTCGTAAAAGTTGACGCGTATTTTCATGTTCTTAGCGCGCGACTTAGCCTCCTTGAGTGATTCGGGGTTGGGTTCACACATGCTTATGTTTGCCCCGACGTGTCGCCACTTTTGAAGATCGCCACCGAAACCACATCCTACATCCAAAATACTGTCGCCTTCGCGGGTAGCCGATTGGATGAGGAGACGCTTGGCCTCGTTATGGTACTTGCGTATCTCCTCCATTTATTTATATAGACGTTCTTCTTTTTTAAATGGAGTTACTTCACTAAGGTTCCCTTTTATCTTCACAAATAACAATATTTTGAACTGTTTTCAGAAACTTTTCGATATTTGTTCGTAAACGTATCCCAATGATTCCTCCAATTCTTCGATTTTTTTATTTGTTTTTTTCAATTTTTTAACATAATAAGTATCATTTTTCATATACATCTTTTTTTCCTCGTACAATTTTCGTAATTTTTGTTTACACCTGATTTTATCCTTGTCAAATTCTCTTATGTAAGTATCTTGTCCGATTTGATATAATGGATCTATTTTTGTCCATCCTTCCAATTTCATTTGGTCTTCGTTCAATATCAAATTATACGGGTATTGAGAACACACTTGATACTTTATACCATCTTTACCTATATATTCTTCTCTGTGGTCCATCCCATATGCACGTTGTTCGTAATAATTTTCATCATATTCGAAATCACTACGGTTTCGACCAGATTTCATAGTATTACCAAAGGTATTACGGTTTAGTATAATTTCCGAATCTGGTAATTGTCTACCCCCTCTAATAGGAAAAATGCCCCAATATGTATTTTTGAATATATTAAACCATTTTGTACATGATGCAAAATTTTTATGTTTTATACACTCGTTTTCGTATTCAAGTCTGTTTGATTTTTCTATTTTTTTTATAATAATATCGACCACGTCCCTGTTTAAATGATCTTCTAATTCGCGAACCGCCTTGATTTCGTCGTTCTTTTTAATGTAAGATTCGGGTACCATTTTTAATTAACTTCGTGTTTTAAATAATAACAAACCCGATATTCTTAGGTTGTATTTCTTCACTTATTTTCCAATTCCAAAGGTAATAGTGATTGTGTCCCGTACCTTCCATGAACTTGTGTTTGCGAAGTTCTTCTTCGTCTACGCCTACGTTTAGACAATTGTAAACGTCAAAACCTCGATTACGTGCCATGATTACGGCATCTTTTAAACAGTTCCCAACGTTGTAAAACGTGTACGCCTGTTTTATGGTTTCACCACTTGGTTTGTGTATGTAATCCAAACTATAAAACGTGGCAAATTGATCTTTTTCGTCGTTTAGGTACGTATATACGGTATCTTTACGAGGGAGAATCCAGTGTTTGACGTACGATTCGTCTATGTCGAGTGAAAGTTTAAACTGGTTTAAATGATCGCGTAACATTTTCGTGACGCGAGGTATATCGCGTTCGGTCATTTCCCTAAACTGCGATGTACCTAAAATACGGTACGCCTGTTCCCGTGCGTTGGAAAACCCTACTCGGTTTAGTTTCTTGACGTTTATGAGTCTGTGCCAATATTTGACTTTAGCGATGGGTGTAGGTATTCGTTTAACAATGGTAGATATACCTGACCATATGTTATTTATATTCATACGCCGAACTTGTTCGGAAATAATAGTGGGTGTAAACTTTACATCCCTGATATTTTTGGATACGCATAGAAAGTTTGCTTGTAACATTTTAATATTTTTTTCGTTGATACGAACGTTCACGGGTACCCCTGAATTGAAAACGACGATTTCTCCTGTATCCGATTTACGTATAGTTATATTACACTCTTTTATATGATCCGGTGGTTGTGTTGCCCATTCGATGAGTTCTTTCGAATAGTGAAACTCAAAAAATTCGTCGCGAATATAGTTTTCTTTAAGAAATTCGTAGAGTTCGTCTACAGTACACGAACTCCATTCGTACCCTTCGGGTAAAGGGTTTTTTTCGTACCTAAGTTTTCTAGATGAATCTATTTCACCATCTTTTTCATAAACAACTTTATCTTGAGGAACAGGTTGTTTATTCCAGAACTCGTGCATTGTTATGTATAATAGACTTAAAGTTTTTAAGCATACTTAGAATATAAATAATGTCTCTCGAACAAGATTACACAACCGTTCCTGGTCAACTTTACGCGTGTCTTTCCATTGTAGGACCGGAAGCACCACAAAAAAACGATAAGTTTGGTATTAAAATTAGGGGTACATTTGCGACTCGTGATGAAGCGGCTTCACACGCGAAGCGTCTTCAAAAAGAAGATGCGACGTTTGATATTTATGTTGTCGACATGTATAAATGGCTGTTAATTCCTCCAGACCCGGCGAAGATCGAGGACGTTCACTATACGAACGAAAAGCTCGAGGAACTCATGACGGGATACAAAGAAAATCAGGCCTTGGCCGCAAAGATGTTTGCTGAACGTAAACGTGACATGATGGAAAATGGAACCAATACGTTCATTAAACCGGGTGATGAAAACTCAAAGTATTATACGAAACCCGATGAACCACCAATTAGTCACCCAGCTGAAGTGCTTGAGCGCCTTCAAAAAGAGAAACCAGATACGCCAATGGAAGAACTTGTTAAAGAAGCGGACGCGATTGTCGCTGAAGAAATTGAAGAAAGAAGGAAGAAACGTGAATCCGAAGCAAAGGAAGATTCCACGGAAGCCCAGGATACGAAAGGTGAAGGTGAAGTTGAGGAAGGTGAAGAAGTAGAATCTAAATAATTAATTAATTTTGTTATATAAATGTAAGTATGTTGAGTATTATATTGAACATAATCACCATTCTTATTGTTCTATTCATGTTTGGTTTATTTTTACGATTATACGAAGATCGAAAAAGTAAATCAGGTACAGAAAACGTGAGTGCGTCCGATGTCGCAAAGGATATACTAAAGGACCCACTCGTTGTGAGTCGCGCATATTTTACAGAACCTAAACTTGGTCCAATCGGTGATTTTGAAGGGCAACAAACGTCGTCCGAACACTTATGGATACGCGGTAAACCTATCCAGGTCGAAGAATAACGGGTTGCATGGTTTTACCCATGAAAAATCCTAATAAAAATGCAACAAAAATAATAATGTACCCCGTTTTATCTAAATTTGAAAATATATCAACTTTTTCCGGTAAAGGTGGTTGATCGTAATAATGGTTTTGCGGAGGCGGAAAATAATACTGATCGTTATTTTCCGGCTCTTCTTCTTTTTGGTCTTTTACGAATTCGTCTGGATTATATTCTATGGGAGTACCAACTTCAGCTTCCATTTATAAAAAATAAAACTATTTTTTTAAGCTTATTATTCCTCATCTTCATCTTCGTCGTCGTCAACAACAAATCCTTTCAAATTGCCATTTTCATCCACATCGCTATCGTCATCTTCGAAATCGTCTTCGTCGTCTGTTTCGAGAAGATCTACATCATCTTCACTATCGATATCAGATTCGGTTTCGTAATCGTCGTCTGAGTAATCGTCTTCTGGTATATCTTCGATTGGATCTAAACGTTCCGGAACTTTGGAAATGCGTCCAGAACGCGTGCGTGTTCCTTGATTTATTGTCATTATAATTAATGTATATGACTATTCTTTTAAATACGTTATTTTTTATTAAGAGTTTCATTTATTAAAACGAGTTCAAATTCGGCGTTTATTTGGTTTGCCAACGTATCTATTTCTTCTATAACGCTCGTATCACTCGAAACCGTGTAAAGAGCGAGTTCGCGTAAATTTTTGAGTGCGCGGTCGAGTAACTTTTCTGAAATTTCTACGTGTGTCTTATATTCTATAGCCATGTTCATATTTGCTAAGAATTCCCTGTATAAAACTTGGTTTAATCCTGAATAAGGGAGGGTTTTGCGTATGAGTTCGGTTATATGGTCGGTTCCTGTATCTTTTTTAATTAAAGACGATGCTAAATATACCATAAAAACAACTAGTAATACAGCCAACATTCTATAAAGTACGTACAATTTTATCTGTGAGAATATGTGCACGACAATTACACTTACACGTTTGTTGTATTTGATTTTTTATAATGTTAAAAGATACGATTTCTTTACACGTATTACACTCGTGGTTCGTGTTTACGGTGTATTTCTTAACACCCACTTTTTTGATAGAATCGATATGAAATGTTTCTTTTTGTACAACATACTTTTTTATAAACTTTTCGATAAGTTCATCCGGGTTGTGTACTTGACTTGTCTCCGGACTTTTCTTTTTGGGTACATACGCTTGGACTTTACCATCCTCGTAGAGAACGTCCGTTATCTTTTTGGGTAACTGGTGTCGTCTTCCTGAAAAATCTTTACAAAACCCGTAAAAACGACCTTTCATGGTTTCACAATTACAAAAACATTTTTGAGCTATGGTATCACCTATTATATGAAACCATACGTGGTTTGAACTGTGTGCGCGCCGTAAATTTTCACAATACTTAGATGTTGTTGAAACAAGAAATTGATTTTTGTGTTTGAACATTTTTGTAACGGATGCAGTACTCTGTCCTTCGAGATGTTTTCTTACAAAAGTTTCTACGAGTAGAAGAGCTTCTTGATTTTTAAATTCATTTTTAGTTTGTATATTCGTAAAAGAGCCTTCATTTTTCCTTGTAGTTCCTTCTACTGTAACTGGATCTGTACTCTGTGTACGTAAAGTTGCCATGTGTAACATATCAACAGAGGGTTTTTGCTCTGTTTTCTGTAACATTGACAAAGGCCCGTGTTTATATACAAAAATGGGTAAATATTCACTCTGTGTTTCTTTACCTGAATTATTGCACGCGTCGCACCCCTGACCAGAACATGCTTCGTGTTTTGCTTTTTTGTGTGACCACGGCATACGAAATCCACTTCCCTTTGTATTACGCGAAGAGTTTCCATAGACTGAAATATCAACAATATCTTTCCAATCGCGCGATCCGTACGCTAAGTTTAGTGTGTTTATGACGTGTTCCCTTAGAGCCAAAGCCGACGATCTGTTCACTACGAACCCGTGCCAATTGATGTGTATTCCGGTTTTAATGAAGTGACCAATTGGTTTTGGTTCGGCGACGGATACTAAAGCGTCTTTACCCCCGAATTTGGAAACTTTATCACATATGACTTTACATATATCCTTAATTTGATCTAAGGTTAGTTCATCGTCGTCCTTATAATCGAGGTCCATGAAAAAGTTATAGTTTTCGGTTTTTTGTTCGACAATAAATATTTGTTCACCGGAATTGTATGCTTCTACACATTTAGTATAAAATTCATTCAATCTATCAAATGGCACAGAAAGGACGCCACCGTCCATGAGCACATGTGATAGATCGGAGCTATGTGCAAAACCTTGGTTTTTACACCAAAGTTTAAACATGTTTACTTACCAATCTTACGTTTTAATTTTTTATGTTCCTTATTCATCATCGTATTCGTGATGCCAAATGGATCGTCTATACGATACTTCTGGAAACTCCTGTTCTTCTGTTAAAGATTTTTTTAGAACGAGGAGCTCGTAGACTTTATCTTCCCTGTGTAATTCCAAATAACGATCTGCGCGTTCTGGAGTATATGCGTGTCTTTCAATGAGAAGGTCGCGTATTTGGGATAAAATGTAGGTTTTAGACTTCATTATTTAATAGAGAAGGTTTTTCTATCGAGAGAAGTCACACACGCGTAAAACTCTGGGTTGTTTAGTACGTTTTTAACTATGCGATCCCATTGTTTTTTGGTACTAAACTCCGCGAGTGTTTCGAAATTCATAAAATCGTTTTCGTCGTGTGTTCTTTTGATAGGTTGTTTTTGAACCTTGCGAAGGTTCATTTTTTGTTTTTCTTCGTTGAATTTTCGTATGAGTTCAACTTGGTCCTGTATGGTATAGTTTACGAAAAATATGAATACGTTGTATTCTAATTCAATACCCGGAGCTTCTTTTACTGTAAATTTAAAATCCGTGTATTCCCCTCTTTTCAGGGAAATAACACCTCTGGTTTCTTCTTCGAGTTCTCTCAAAGCCGTTCTTAATGGATTTGGTATTTCTCTTCGCCTGCACCCTCCGGTGACGAAAATCCAATCTTTGAACCTTCGATCCCGGACGGTGAGAAAACGTGGTTTATCACCTATAAATGTAACTGGTATAGCTATTGCTTTGTATTTCTTCATTGCTCATTAGCAAGTTATAATTGAATAAGATGATTATTCTGAAGATTCTTCTTCGGATTTGTCATCTTGGGTTTCTAAAATCTCCTCATTTTGTGGTTGATCTTCGGATAAATTTTTTGGTGTGCGTGGTCTGGATAAGTGTGCCATGAGATTTCCGTAAAATCCCTTGACACCTTCCATTTCGGTTTTTGTTTTATTAAGTTCTCTGTACATGTATACTGTGGCAACAATACACATGAGCACGGCAACTATAGTAGCGGTATCGCGGTCGAATGTAAACATTATATATAAAATACGAGCTAAGTTTTTAAGTTCTTATAATCGCACCCATGTGCGTTCTTTTTTCCTGTGGACACTCGTATCCCATTTGGGCAAACTGAATTTCCTGGTAATGACCTTCTTTACACTCCGCGTTTTGTGGAGGTGGTTTTTGGTCACTTACCAAGTGGTTTAGCGTACCCGATTTTGGATCATACGTTAAAATAAAAACGAAAGCTAGGAGAAACACTAATTGCCAAAACATTTATAATAAGTGGCTAAATTAAATTGCTTAGTTGGAATACATCAAACCACCCATACCATTTTCGATACGGAGGATGTTATAGTTGACGGCATAGATATCGTCGTCGGAGTTCGCGGTATCGTTAACAAGTCTCGCGGAATCGAGTCTACTGAAGTTGAGGGATCCGGTTGGTTGGAGTTTGGACGTATCGAGGCAGAATGGGTACAAGAAGAATTTGTCGTTTTCACCTGAACTACCTTCGTCTTTCGAGGATGGAGTATGGTAATACGAAGTGATCGCCGTGTAATGTGGATCAACATATTTGAAATCGGTAACATCCGTACCGTTAATTTGGAGTTTCATTTTGTTCGTGTCCCCCGCAATAGTAAGTGCACTACCATCGGCGGTGGCTAAACACTTGATTGGGTGATTAAAGTTCAATTCTTGAATTTTAGAACCGGAGGCTACCGCTTTTTGTGTTTGGGTAATAACCATGTTTTGTGGTGCAGAAGACAAAACCGTTCTCTCGTCCGTGTCGAGGTGAATGAACTGAGTGTAGACTTCATATTTGGCACTTTGGAGATCACTTCCCCACGTGATTCTCAATTCGACGTCGTGGTATTGGAGTGCAATCAATGGCAAAGCCGATTGTGCGTTTTCGCAAAACGAAAACCTGAGTGGGTAAAACTTACTTTCAGCTACCTCCGCAAACCCAGAAGTAGACTTCGTGAGATTTTGTGCTAAAATGTTTGGTGCAATGTACTGAGAAAATGTGGACGTTTGTTCGTCAATGACTTGGCCACCAATTAACAATTCTACCTTAGAAATGGCAGTTGTCCAGTCAGATGGTGAAAATTTAACCGCTTTGGTACCATCATTTGGTGAAATGTACACGTACCCAACCATATCCCCTTTTCTTTCGAAACGAACAGTAGATATACCACCTACAGCTGGGTTGCCCTGGATAACTTGCCTTTCAACAGTTTGGGCGAAATTCGTGTGACGTTTATAGTTAGATCTAAAGAAGGAAACTTCGGGTTGACCGACAAGGTGCGCGTCTTGTGCGCCTACAGCAACGAGTTGAGCAATACCTCCAGACATGTTTTATATTATAGTAAGGTTTTATTTTTTTTAAATTACGAAAACCCGATCGCATTCATATAAATGTTTCCGTAAAGGTTCGATAGGGTCATGAGTGCGTGTTTGTCTTGGGTGACTGAAACGTCGGATGTCATGGCATAAAAGTTGACGTTCGTCATGGCGGACGAAATGTTTATGGCACCCCCACTCGCGAGTATAGGGATAACGATTTGTGCGCCTGTTATGAGATTGGAGAATACAAGATTGGAAACGTCGGTTGTAGAAACGACGAGCGGTGCCGTTCCGTACGTTTTTTCTTTTGCGTCTACCGTTATCGTACCCGAAGTTACCGAAGCCGTTATATCCGTATTCGTTAATTGTATGTTTTGTGAAGTTACGTTTCCTGAAACGGTTAGATTGTTTGCTAAGGTGATTGTATTTGCTGTAACAACATTTGTTACTACACCCCCGAGTGTAAGTACATTTGCAGTTACATTTGCACCATCGTATACACTCACTACATCGTCTAATGCAAACGGTGATGCTGCGACGGTTAATCCTCCAATGGTAATATTATCCGCCGAAACGTTACCCGAAACCGTGAGTACGTTAGACCCGAACGAGTTTACGGTAAGGTTCGAACCGAGTGCGACATTTGCACCTTCTTCGGATATGTTATTGAATAGGGAACCACCTTGACCCCCTGAATCGTAAATTTCACCGGTGGTAGTGTTAAAAGATAAAACGTTTAGTGCTGGACTTTCTGGATCTGCAATTATTGGATCGAGTTGTATCGTATCTACTACAAAAAAACCGTTTTTGGATCCTGATGTTAAAGATTGTAATGTAATCTTATCATCGAATGCGATGTTTGAAGTTATTTTTATACCGGTTGTTACATTTGAAAACTGAACGACGTTAGATGTTATGTTACTAACATTAACAACACTCGCTAACGTCGGCGTTGCCGTTTGTACATTCGAAAGTGTACCACCATCACCTATAAATTTAGTTGCTGTAACATTCCCTGAAACAACTACGTTACCGGAAGTTGTTATAGAGGTTACTGAATCCGTAGCTGAAATTGTAGATGCACTTATAGCATTGGAACCTGATATTTCTCCGTAAATAGCATTCGTAGCAACAACATTATCGGAAACGACGTTACCGTTCAAAGTTATTACACTTATATTATCACCGACAACATTACCATTCAAAGTTATTACACTTACATTATCACCAACAACGTTACCATTCAAAGTAATTGCACTTACATTATTCCCGATGACGTTACTGTTTACGGTAATAGCCTTCAAATCCCCTGATGTGAGTGTTAAGTTGTTTTGTGCAATAATATTACCAAGAACGCGGAACGTAATAAGATTTGCGTCTGTATACAACACGTGGTTATCCGTAACGACATTATCTGTGTACCCAAGTACTAATTCGTGTTCGTAATCATCTTGACCATCAGGTTCGCCGTGGTGTATAAACGCGACGTTATGTTCGGGGTGTCCCATAATTATACCAACATCGAGTGAATGAGACACGTTGTTGTTCGCGATACCTAAAACACGATCGTTAATAACTAAAGAGTTCGACTCGATAGTGAACGTGTTACCTAGAACTGATAAATTACCAGTGATTTCAACATTTGACGATATCGTAGTTGTATCACCACTATATTCTATTACCGAATCGCGTAAAAAGTTATCCGAACCTACGAATGGTACGAAACCAGATGTTAACCCTGAAACCTGTATGTTACTTCCAACGTGAACGTTACCACTCGATATGAAACCGGTTGTTCCGTGTGTTGATTGTATGGTATTTTGTGTCGAGTTACTCCACGACGTAACCATATCCAAAGTTTGGTTATTTGCATTTAGAATTGCGGGGTTTATCTTTTTGAGTTCGTTACCCGAACTGTTGACGTAAACGTAAGATGGTTGATCAGTTACAACTTCTGCATTTGGAATATCGTTCGCTCTACCAACACCCGTAACGAAAATAACACCCTGTGATGGATCTGATTTAACACACACACCAACGTTTTGTATAAGATCGTTTTGTCCAAATGGTTTGGAACTCATAACTGAACCAGCATTTGTATTACTCACATAAACGGTTTGTCCTTCCGTAAACCCACTTGTGTTTACGTTTTGAACTTTACCATACGATACAGCTACACCTTCACTTTGGTCGATAACATTATCATGTATTATACCTATACATGGCATTGTATTAGGTGAATCCGATTTTGCGAGTGCAACATTTGCTACGTTACTGTTATGTCCATCTACTATATATACCGTGTTACCTCTATATAATGTACCACCGGTTTCATTTCTAATTTTTACGAAACTGTGTACGTTATAATCGTTTACCCAATTACTACCATCGTATATGAGTATATTATCTTCAACCAAACCCGTGACGTTTACATTAGAGAGTTGGTCCAGTTTAACACCTACATTAGACGTAAGATCGGTCGTAAACGCCGTGTGCGCGTTCGTAAACTGAACCGTATTCGATGTCGTATTACCTGCATTCGTAACTTGTTGAAGAGTGACGTTCGAAAGAATACCACCGTCACCTTTAAAGAACCCGGACGTTGTTTCTATGTTTCCGGATGCATTCACGTTAGCATTCAAAGTAATTGCCGTCAATTCACCCGATGTAAGTGTTAAGTTGTTCTGTGCTATTATGTTACCGTAGACGTGTAAATCTATGACGTTGGACAAATCAGGTACGATTTCAGTATCTGACGCTTTATTTAATGTGTACCCGATCATCATTTCATTTTCATCGCCTCGGAACGTTACGGTTGGGTTTGCATTACTATTGGGTTGTTGCATGATAATACCGATATCGGTAGACGAGCTCGGGTTATTGTTCGCGAGTGATATGATTGGATCTTTAAATACTGTGTTTATGGTATCAATAAATGTCGTCGTACCTTCAACCGTAAGATTACCCGAAATAGTTGCATCTTCACTAACTTCTAACCTTTTTGATTTTAAATAATTCGTTGCGTTAACGTTTCCGGTAACATTTAATATATCTGAACCTATATCGTCTACGAACAAATTTGAACCAACATCTAACGTGTGTACGGGTAAAGCATTTGCTATACCAACATTACTCGCTGTAATCAAAGATGTACCACCTTTATTAAATTCAACTGTTTTAGAACCAATTGTGTTACCTTTAAGGCTAACTGTTTCTAAAGTAAGGTTTGATAGGAGACCAGCATTACCATAATAAAACGCGGCCGATACATTACCGGAAGTTGTAATAGCACTTTCGGATGCTGATGGGTCGTTTATAAATGTATGTGAACCTACGGATAATCTTTTCGATAATGTATTAGTATTGGATATACCTATAGCGTTGGTACTTTCAAGTTCGGATGTTCTTGTTTTACCCGAAACTACGAGTTTAGGGCCAGATGAACCCGAATCTATTGTAACTTGTGTCCCAGAAAAAAATCGTTGCGCACGTACATTACCTTCAACTTTTATAGCCTCACTACCAGTGTTTGAAAAAAATACAGTATCACTAACCGATAATAAGTGTTGTGGATTTGTGTTTGATATACCTACATTAGAACCGGGTAATGTGGTAAACGCAGTTGTTATATTAGCAAAGTGTGGTATACCATTGGAGACGACGTTCCCTTCTTTTGTAACATCGTCTAATGAAATGCCACCTAAAAGTGACGTTAAAACAGTTGTATCGACAATTTCTTTAGTCGTGGAATCATAACCTATAAAAGTTGCACCTCCTATAGTCGCCTGTCTTAAAGGTGTCATATACACACCACCTGCTGTAGATGCGTCTATAGCAACATTAGAGGCATTGAATACGATCGTGTTTTCAGCCTGGTCGTCCGTAGCGTATTTACCAAACCGGATTTTGGTAGACCGCTCGATGGTAGGTATGTTTTTAACCATTTAATATAGGTACGTATTTTAATTTGCATAGATAAGACCAGCCATACCATTTTCGATACGGAGTATGTTATAGTTCACCGCGTATATAGGATCTGAAATGATCATGGATTGACTGATAACTTTTGCTGAATCTAAACGACTAAAATTGAGTGTTCCTGTCGGCTGGAGTGAACTCGTTGATAAACAAAAACAGTATAAGAAAAAATCGGGTGAAGTAACAAAATTGGTATGATAATAGTTCATAACATCTATGAAATGTGGTTTTGCCCACTTGAAATTACCAATATCTAAACCGTTTATTTCAATTTTAATTTTATTGGTTGTAGATGTTAATGCGCCTTCAGTTGTTGTATCTGAAGATGCGATATACTTAACGGGGTGATTAAACGTGAGTTCTTGTGAAAGTTCGTTTGATGGAATACTTTTTTGAACTTGTGTAATGATTAAATTGTGATTACGAGAAACGAGGTTACCGCGTTCTTCGTTATCTAAATAATAATAGTTGGAATAGCATTCAAAATTATAATTACCTGCATTTGGGCCCCAATATATACGTAATTCTACGTTATGGTAATGTAAGGCAACTATTGGTAAAGCACATTGTGGACCTTCACAAAAGAAGAATCTAAATGGGTAAAAATACGAACGGGCGCTTACACCTGGGTGTGTACCGTTAGCACTTTTTGATACGTTTGTTGCAAATGTATCTATAGCTATTTTTTCTGTAAAAATAGAGTCTTGTGTGTCTATTACTTGACCACCAATGAGAAGTTCGACTTTATCTATGAGTGTGTCCCATCGTTGTATGTCAAGTGCTTGTGTATTATTATCTATGGTAAGGTATGTGTACCCTAATAAATCACCTGTTCGGTCAAACCGAATAGATGACATGGAATTGCCTTTCACAGCCCCTTGTATGGTCTGTTTCTCTACGGACTGTGAAAAGTTAGAATGCCGTTTAAACGTTGATGTAAAAAACGAAATTTCTGGTTCACCCATGATGTGTTCATCTTGAGCACCAATAGCAATGAGTTGAACAATACCAGAAGACATTTATAATAAGAAAAGGTTAAAAATATGCGTTATTTACTGCCCTGAAACGGTGGTAAATTTTTTTGTTTACAAATGAATCTAAAAATAAAAAAGTTATCTTCTGTACCTTCTATGGTATTACCATCTTGGTTATACAAAGTAAATGTTAATCTATCTATTTTCCGTATAGGTGTCGAATATTGTTGTACGACGGGGTAATTGTCTTTAAAAACGATTTCTGAAGCTGACCCACTTCCACTGATTAAACTTCCGAATGAATTATTTGCTTTTGATAAGGATGTTTGACCCTCAAAACCATAATTTTTTGAAGTTCTTTGAGAATAATTGGTATCGAGTTCGTTCACGGATATATAACATACGTTAGAATTCGTCGTCGTAATTTGTGCGGCTGTGAGTCTCGCTTGAACGACATTTTCGAGCGTTTGTTGAAGATGAACCGTGAACGTGTTTTTACTCGCCTGACCTATCGTATCAACCGTGATCGTGTGATACTCGTGTTGGAAATCAGGTAAAGATGTCTGACTAGTCACTAAAGCCATTTATATATACTGGAGATTTTACTTCATCTTATAGCTCGCTTGTTCTCTGACGAGTTTTTGGCCGTCACATACACCACCTTTACTATCCGAGTAATATGCGGTACCCAAACACTCTTCCGTGGAAGGTATATCGAAGAGCGATCCCGTGTTCACGGTTTCGATTTCAATTTCTTTAGCCTGGTACCCACTGGTACGTAACATAGTAAGGACAACCAAGAGAGCAATAACAATAACGATAGCTTTGATTGTGTTTCGGTTGGTGGCGTTGAGTTTCATTTATAATGAAACAACATTTTTTATAAAGTGCGTTAAAGAGATTAGAATAGTTTCAACATAAAGAGTAATGGACGGAGAGATTATTCTTGATCGTAGAGATACAAATATTATGAAACTCGATGATAACGAACAGGCCTTGATGAACGAAATAGAGATTGAAGTTCCGAGACATCAGCCTGTGAAAAAACAAATTTCGAGGATGAAAACTCAGTTTACACCACCACAACCACAAATGTTTCAGGAAGATATTGATTCGTTTGTTAACCCGAGTAAACAAGCACAACCATCAGCACCACCACGCGAAGAACCTATAGATTATGGCGAATACGATGACGACGAACCTGAAATGGAGTATGGAGGTGGAGGAGGTGGGTACGCCATGGAAGAGGAAGAAAAACCGTCTCCTGGGTTTAAAACAATAGACGAAGAGAAAGCTGATTTAGTTAATAAACTTGGTCGATTGGAAAAAAAGGGGTTTACTGTGAACAAGCGTTTAAATGCCTATTCCCCTATAGATGAGCTCAGAACTGAAGTGAAGCGAATTACGTATAGCATAGATGTTGATAAATCGATTAAGTTTTCGAGACGTATGCTTATTGCGTGTACGACAGGTCTAGAGTTTTTGAATAAAAAGTATAACCCGTTTGAGATCCAACTCGACGGTTGGTCTGAGAATGTCATGGAAAATGTTGACGATTACGATGAAGTTTTCGAGGAATTATACGTGAAGTATAGAACGAAAATGCACGTTGCACCGGAAGTCAAACTCATTATGATGCTTGGTGGTTCAGCAATGATGTTCCACTTAACAAATAGTATGTTCAAATCAGTCATGCCGAATATGAACGATGTGATTAAACAAAACCCAGGGTTGGTTCAAAACATGATGTCTGCGGTTCAAAATACGGTATCGAAATCTCAACAAAGTGAATCGGGAGAACCTTCTTCCGAAGGTGGACGACGCGAGATGCAGGGACCAGGGTTTGACATTTCGAGTCTCATGGGTAACATTATGATGCCACCAACACCACCAATGAACACGACGAGTATTTCAGCCCAGGAACCACTTAGTGTAGACGATGACGATGACGATGACGTTTCCGATATTGCGGAAGCACCAACTATGGGTGAAGAAGAAGGTGAAGACGGTGACGTTCGCGAAGTGAAAGTTACTCAGACCAAGGGTAAACGCGGACGAAAGAAAAAGTCGGTCGAAATTAATTTGTAAAATATAGTATAAATGATAGGCTATTGTCCTTTAGATGAAGATCCTATTGAAAGGCCGAGACCTTCACAACAGGTATCAGTCCCAGTCCAGGAGAAAAGTAAAATTTCTACTGGTAGAGGAGAAGATACGGAGTGTAATTATGTCGTTTTATTCTTTATTGCGGGTGTTATCGCTTTAGCAATCATGGATACACTCCCAGTACGAAAGTAAAAGTAAAAAAACTTTCTACCATTGTGACTTTTTTCCAGAATGGTAAAAAAAATTAGTTATTTTCGAGCGCAGAAACACGCGCTAATAAATCAGCGACTTGTGTTTCGAGCGTTGCGACTTTTGTTTTTTCAGCCTGTAATTGTCTATCAACTTCCTGTAAAGCTGCAGTTGCAACTGACCATATAGCATCTTTATTCAAATTATGAAAATCTAGTATATGTTCGCCGTGTATATATGCACCGGTAACGTTACTAAACTCTTTTCTATTTTCTATTGTTATGACGTTACTTCCCGAAAACGAAAGTACATTACACGGTATAGTAGTATCTTTATCTGTAATAATATTTATAACAGACGTGTTCGATAAAGTTAATCCTTCGACGGGTGTATCTAAATGAAGTTCGAGAACGTTACTATTTTCAGTAACAATAACGTTCGAGTTCGTGAGTATGTTTGGAATATCACCATGACCTACGGTAACTGCGTATGGTAAAACGTTTGCGACTTCTTGTGCGATGAATCCATACACGTTACTTGTTCCTCTTTGTTTTTCATCGATATAATTGTATATTTTGGGTTCGAGAAGACGGATTTTTTCGAGTGCAGAACTATCGTTTATATCGGTCACGTTCTTTTTTATTCGACTATCTGAAAATGCATTAAATTGTGTAGCAGCAATTCTATGACTTGCGTATATAGAATAATCATTAGTTTGACTACTACTTACTGTACCTGGAACACCTGAACTATTATAGTATGCATATAATAAAGTTAATGATCTCGATCCATTCACGTGAACTTTTGCTGCAGTTGGAAAATTTGTACCTATACCAACACACGAAGATGGACTTAATATGATATTATCTTCGTTTGAACCTGATCCATCATTTTGTGTTCCGATTATAAGTCGTGATTTTTCATCTCCCGCCGATGTTGAATCTTCATATTGTATGTACCCGTAATCCGAAGTGTTATTTATTTTACTTGGAAACATAATACACGACGAACCACCCGAATCACCGTGTTCTAAAATAAGTGTACCGGTATTTACTGCATGACTTGAACCCGTTGATTCGTAAATATGGAGTTTTCCATTCGGATCCGATATTCCTATACCTATATTTCCACCACCTTCAACTTTTAGTATATTATAACTCCCATCTGGGTTAGTTGTAGATACTACATTTCTTATAGAAAATCTCGCGTCACCAACATCATCGTGAAAATCAAGTGCTAAGTGTTGCGAGTTAGTTCCGCCTATTTGTCGTAAGTAGGCGAAATCGCTACCTGAACCAGCTTCACCAAACCTAATGTATGTATTACTTGCGTACCCCGAATCTACAATCGAATCTTGTGTTACTGATCCTCCGCGTAAATTTAGAACTCCGTTAACGTCCAGCGTTTCTGTTGGGGTCGTGGTTCCTATACCTACAGAACCTGAATCGTAATATATGTCACTCCCAGATTCTGTCCAAATACCATATAAATTACTGTTTTGGTAAATATTACCGGTAAAGTTTATATCACCCGTAACGTCTAATTCGTAAGCGGGTAATACTGTTTTTATACCTATTTTACCACCTGTAACAGTATCACCACCTACACATAATGTTTCCGGTGGTGAGCCATTTTGATACAAAACTGAAGGTTGTGCACTTTGGTGTCCCGAACCCCCTACAATGTACATTAAACCCATGTATACGTTGTTTATACCATACCCATCGTTAGTAGAATCTGTACTATTACCACCAAACCAGTACCCATTTGGAGCATAAATAGAACCCCCACTAACATTAGCACTACCTGAACCGGATACAGATAAATTTTTACCAATCCCATCTATGATTAATAATATATGATTTCGTGTATCTGCAATACTACTTGGTGCATTACTAGTATAAAAAATTGGTTGTAAAGATGTAGTTGCAGTTGCACTATACTGTCCAGGAAATTTTATGTCTATACAATACCAACGGTTTTTTTCAAAATCAAATTGGCAAGTATAATATCGATCTGTTTCTCCTAACCAAAATTTTAAACCTCTATCAGATGCACTATTATAGTATAAGTACAAAGAACACCCGCTATATCGGTTTCCTCCACCTGATACAGGTATAGGAGAAGGTGTTGGTATTGTACCTAAAGAGCATAATACCTGCCCCTTTGAATTTGAGGCTGTATATGTACTGTGTTCGTTTTGTAAATTAAGCCACAAACCAAATCGTGCACCTTTTTGGTATGTACTACCTCCATTAGCTTGTATGTAAGAATTACCTGATGTAAATTCGTAAGCTTTATAGGACGATGAAAGTGTTACATTTTGCGAACTTGATGCCCAATCCGTTAATACCAAGTCATTATCATTACGTGTATTGAGACGTGAAATACTCGCACCATCCTTACCTTTCATAGACGTACGTCCAGGATAATTTACATTAATTTTTTCGCGTATTTGGACATCACTCGAAATATCCAATCCAGCCGTACAATATGAACGCGATTGCCAATGATCACCTGTTGAAGATAAAGCTGTATCTGCGTATAAATCTGAACCTATACCTATACTACCTTCCTTGTTTATATGCATATTTGCAATAACTGTATCTGACCCTCCAACTTGAAAAACAAGTTCCGGAGCATTGAGACGTATCTGATCACTATCAGTTTCGCCTTTATGTCTTAATAATAATTCGGATGCACCATTTGTATCCGTTGTATCATGTGTTCTTCTTTCTATAGTACAAAGAGAAGCGAAATTATCAGCATATGTTCCCCCAAACGAAATTTTTTTATTGTAATCATTGGATATACTATTATCAGAAGGACCTAAAAATATTTGTTCAGCTGCCATGTAACCACCTATTAATGTATTACCTATGAGTGTATTTGTCAATAAAAAGTCATAAAATCTAACTTCACCTGTTCCATATGGATTACCAGAAACAACCAAAGAACCATTTGTTATAGTACACGATGTTAAAATAGTATCCCCATACGTAGGTGTATTAGAAGACATCCAATTATTCCTAACCCCATTTTGGTACCACGCATTACCACTATAATCCATAACTGAAAATCCACCGTCATCAAGATCCTGAGCAATTATTCTATCATTGGAACTGTTTAGTTTGAACGAATGACCCATACACCCTCTTTTTATTGAACCGAATAAAGGTGATAAACTTTTTTCCCAATAACCGGTAATTGAATTATATTCGAATAGTTCAATTTTACCCATGTATAATGCGTTTTGTGTTCCAATCATGGAAAATGAAGGTGAACCCGCTACTACACGCGAACCGTCGTCTGATATGTCAACCATATAACCCATTCGAGGCATGGACCACGCTTCTTTCCAATAATTTGTTGTACCATTTGTAGGTGAGTAAGTAAAATCAACTTTATGTACACCCGCGTCACCGTGTAAAGTTTGACCGACTAAGTTGTTTGATGTTAACCAAGACTGTGTATTGGTTAAACCACCTTTGTATACTTGTACGAAACCTAACTGACCTATAACAGCCATATCAGCATCATCTACACCAACACTATTGTAAGATATATCGTTTGGTGAACCTGTATGATTTGAATTGCTACTTGTAACTGAAGAGAGGTCTGTACCCGGTGCACCTATTGCGATAAAATCGCCATAAAGAGACAATGCTACTGAGAAACCGTAATTGTTGTATTGTGAATATACCGAAACATTACCAGTTGAGTTTACTGATGTAGCACATGTTATGTTACTTGTTATTGTATTTTCTGTGTGTAACCATGTTTGTGTCCACTGACTATTTTTAAGCTCATAAATACAAGCTGTATTTATACCGGGTGCACCTATAGCAACTCTATCACCGAGATCTGCTGATAATGATACACTATATCCAAAATTGTTACTTGACGTTGATATGGGACAGTTTATTACATTACTATAGTTATTCCATCCAGAACCGTTCCAATCATATATGTATACTTTACCTATATTTGGAGCACCTATAGCAATACGCGTTCCATCATAGTTCATTGATATTGACTGTCCAAATTTAGAGTTGGACGTACCGTTTATGGTTATTGCAGACGACCATGAATTTCCCGTGTTATTAGGACCGGATGGTGTATACGTAAAAATACTAACTGAACCTGTTCCCGAATTTGTGTAAGCGTTAGATATTGCTACTATATTTGATTCAAAATTCATTGATAATGCAGATGCACCATAACCAGAAAGTGTGGGTCTGGAAATAGTATAACTCATTTAGTATTTATACATATTTAATTATTTTGTTAATCTATTCGTACAATTGATTCTCTTCTTTCATTAACTACAATTGTACCTTTTGTGCTTAATGAGCGACATTTAATTGTATCTGCTACTATTTCTCCACTGGCTGGTACGGTTAACTTTTTAGCTATATACAGTTCGTCATTAAAATATGCATTACCTCTTAATATGAGAACGTCACCACCTGAAGTGGTATTAACAATACTAAACACTTCACCTACATCGAGTGTATGTGTAGGCGCCGTATTTGCAATACCTACCTTTTTAGATGTGACGAACGAGGTATCATAATCGGCACCCGTGAATTGTACGACGTTAGATGTTGAGTTACTGACTTCCACGACCTGATCTAAACTAATATTACCAGAACCTGGTTGCCAAGATACTGTACCTCCGGAAACTGTGAGTACTTGACCAGATGAACCTATACCCAATTTCTTAAGATCAGAACCCGAACCCACGCCGACGAGTAAATCACCTTGACTATACGAAGTAAATCCGGTACCACCATACGCATTGGATAATACACCACTGTTAATGTTACTCGCGTTTAATCTATTAATTGCACTCGCATCATCACTTACTAAATCGTCCACATTTAGTGTTGTTCCTGTTATGGTATTTGAACCTTTAATAGGGCCATAAAAACCCGTCGTAGTTGAAATAGTACTTGCGGATATGGTATTTGAACCTTTAATAGGGCCATAAAAACCTGTTGTAGTTGAAATAGTACTCGCGCTTATAGTATTCGAACCGTATATAGGACCGTATACAGCCGATGTAGTTATGGTATTTGAACCTTTTATAGGACCATATATACCCCCTGATGAAGATGATATTACAGTACCACCTGAAACGTATGAAGTGGCACTTACTCTTGGTGCACTAATCGTATCAGTTGTTGTGATTGTAGAAGCACTGACTGTATTTTGTCCAACTATAACTCCGTATATAGCAGACCCAACAAAATGTGGTGAGACTAAAGAAGAGGCGGAAATAGTACTCGCGGATATGGTATTTGAACCGTAAATAGCGCCATATGAACCAGCACCAAAATATGGTGGGGAGTTCGTATAAGGATCTTGGACTATAACTTGTTGTAAATTTTGTGATCCAACTATATTCGATAAAGTTCCTCCGTCGCCGTGATATTCTATAGCATTCACGTTAGAAACGAATATGTCACCTTTAGTATCTCGAGCAACTATATAATTTGATATATTTGAAGTAGAAGCTTGAACACTCCACGTTCTTGCATTGATACCGTTATATAATCCACCAAGTATATACGAACTATTAGAGAGTTGCGCGACTTGTGTACCTAAATCACTCGAAGATTTCCATTCTGGTAAACTGGTTGTAGTATTAGATGTTAAAACATACCCACCCGTACCTAAACTAAGTTTTGATAAAGTATTTGTAGCTGATGCTATTAGTATATCACCTTTGGTATACGTAGTAATATTCGTACCACCTCTGTTTATAGGCTGAATCTCGTTTTCTAATGTATTTATTCTCGATGAATTACTCGACAAGTCTGTTGTTAATTTATTTATTCTTGTTGAATTACTCGCTAAGTCTGTACTTATAGTACTTATTCTCGTTGAATTACTTGCCAAGTCTGTTGTTAATTTATTTATTCTTGTTGAATTACTTGCCAAGTCTGTACTTATAGTACTTATTCTCGTTGAATTACTTGCCAAGTCTGTTGTTAATTTATTTATTCTCGATGAATTACTTGCCAAATCCGTGCTTAAAGTACTTATTCTCGATGAATTACTTGCCAAGTCTGTTGTTAATTTATTTATTCTTGTTGAATTACTTGCCAAATCCGTGCTTATAGTACTTATTCTCGATGAATTACTCGATAAGTCTGTTGTTAATTTATTTATTCTTGTTGAATTACTTGCCAAATCCGTGCTTAAAGTACTTATTCTTGTTGAATTACTTGCCAAGTCTGTACTTAAAGTACTTATTCTTGTTGAATTACTTGCCAAATCCGTGCTTATAGTACTTATTCTCGATGAATTACTTGCCAAGTCTGTACTTAAAGTACTTATTCTCGATGAATTACTTGCCAAGTCTGTACTTAAAGCAACACCATTGAGTGTTGTACCATCACCGTAAAATTTAGACGCAGTAACATTACCAGTGACTAAAACATTACCACTCGTAGTTAAAGAAGTTACACTGTTTTGGAAATCTATGGTATTGGTTGTTGTGTTACCTATTGTCGTAACCGTTTGTAAAGTTGGTGTAGTTGCTGTATTTGATAAAAGACCACCGTCCCCGTAAAAAACGGATGCGGTTACATTACCCGTAACTAGAACGTTACCACTTGCAGTTAAAGAAGTTATACTATTTTGAAATTCTACGGTATCGGTTGTTACGTTACCTTTGTTTGTAGTTTGTTGTAAAGTAAATGCGGCACCACTTACACCGGGTACGTTCGTAAGTTTACTTCCGTCACCTATAAAGTATCCGGACGTTGTTATTATATCACCCGTTGTCGTGTTCCCATTATCGGTAACATCCTGGAGTGTAGATGCTGCGGCTCCTTTATACTTTTGTATATTACGACCCGTATCACAACAAGGCATTCTTACAAATATAAGTGATTATTTTTAGGGTAAAATGAGGCATTTTCCTTTACTGAACATATTTGGTTCATCGTCTTTTCTTGTATTTGGAATTTTAAAACCACCTTGACGGTACACTTTGAGACGTTTATTATACATGGCGTGACAAATAGACCACTGATCGAAAATATCGTAAATGTGGGGGTTATTCTTTTTACCGTGTGTTTCACGCATGATTCGCCCTATAGATTGAACGATATCAGACTTAGGGGTCGCAAGTATAACTGTATCGAGTGAAGGTATATCGAGACCTTCGTGTGCCTGACTAAACGTCGCAAAAATGATTTGTTTTTTACTCGATTCGGTTAAGTCAGCTTCTTTCATACCACCCATGTATAAACCCGACGTTTTCTTGAAACTTTGGTGGAGTACTTCGCAATGGTGGCGACGATCACTTAACACGAGAACTTGACGCGTTCCTTTAACGATATTTTTTATAAGGTTTAGTATGACGACGTTTCTTGTACGATCTTCTGTGAGTTCTGTAATCATGGTTGCTAATGAAAGTTTACCGAAACGTGTACACGGCGGTGGATCTTGAAATCGTGGGCACGTATACTCTATGGGGAAAACTTCGACCTGCTGCTGATTTTCGCGTTCTACGGCAAAGAATGTTGGTCCCATGAACCAGTGTAAAACCTTCGTGAGACCGTCTTTACGTGTAGGCGTTGCTGAAAGACCAAAAATGTGTTTGGGACACATTTTGAATAGGGATTGAGAAAATACCTTTGCACATATGTGGTGTGCTTCGTCAACAATCAAAGTTCCTATCGTATCGAAATCGTTAAACGAGTATTCTTTTAAAGAGAGTGATTGGAGCATGGCGATGACAAAATCACACTCCGTTTCCTTTTTGTCCTGTTGTACTACACCTATAGATGCACCCGGACAAAACTGTTGGATACGTTCACGCCACTGGTTTGCTAAGAACTCTTTGTGAACGACAATCATGGTTCGGTACCCGAGTTTACACGCTATGGCCAGGGATACTGTGGTTTTACCAAACCCGCACGGAAGTGAAAGAACACCGTGTCCGGCTTTGAGTGCAGCCGCCAAAGCATCATTTTGATGCGTTTCATCGCGTAATTTTCCATTAAACTTGGTTGATATTTTAACTGGTTTGGGTCGACGATCTTCTTTTGCTTTACCAAATTTTTCTTCGCCGTAAAATCGAGGTACACATATACCCGTTTTCGTTTTTCTGAATACCTTAAAGGGAGGCGGAGGAAACCCAAATTCCGTATTTACAACGGCACGAACTGTAAGTTCATTTTTGATTTCTTGTGTCTCGCCTGTGAGATATCCTGAGCGTGTAAGACTCATTTCTTACTATTAGTTTTTATACTTTATATATTTTAGTACCCACGAGTACCCACTGTGTTCGTGTACATTCCAAACACCATTAAACTGAATTTCTGCGTGAACAAGGTCACCTTTTACGAGAGATTGAACGGGTTTATCACCATCGACATTACACATCACACGGCGGTACCTGAATGGAACTTTTACTTTTAGAACGTTACCTTCTAAAGGATCGTCGAGTTTATCGGGAAAAAGTATAACATCGGACTTGTTCGTGTGTAAAGCGAGTATATAGTCCTTTACTTTATCGGATACGGTGATTCTTATATATTTTTTATCGTTGTATTCATACATGGGTTCATATACGGTAGCTTCAACCGAATATATCATGATAACCTATATAAAACTGTACCTTTTAAATAACATAATGTTAATTATAGATGTTTTGGGATGGGTGGGAGGTACACTCTTAACTTTAAATTTAATACCTCAAATATATAAAATTCGAGTGACTGAAAAAGTCGACGATATAAGTTCGACGTTTATAATAGTAAACGTAGTAGGTTTAGTATTATATTCGGTTTATGGGTGGTGCTATACTATATATCAAATTGCAGTGTCATCTTCAGTGAGTTTGTGTATTAGTTTATATCTCATGTATCTTAAACTCACACTTTAATCTTTTCTTGTGTATACGAGTATTAGTGTCATGAGTATAACCATGAATAGAACGTGTGTTATTAATATAGGTTGTAAAGGTAGTCGCGTTTCAAAATTTTCGTTGCAAAAAGTTCTGCCAACTTCTATAGCGGCTTCTATACTAGAATACGGCGTTTTACGTTTAGACATCATGCCACATAACGCGACTTTGGAGCATTCACCATAAAATGGTACTTGTCCGTATAAACTTAAAACCCCTGAAGATTGTTCGAAAGACCATTTTCCATCTTGCCAGTTTGAACCCCAAGCTATGCGAATATTCGACGGTTTTGGAACTTGTAATTGTTCGACAACTTTATTTTTAAGTGTTTCTGGATCACAAGACAAAACCTTATCGGTAAGATTACATATAACACACGAAACTGTTTTATTATCACTTAATACAACGGGTTGAATGTTAAATTCAGTTTCCATAATGTATTCTAAATCTGTTTTGGGTAAATATATAGGTATATCGTAATCTAATAATACGTTAATACACCCGTACGTACTGGGACCTATTTTTTTATTTGTATCTTCGCCCCAGTTATTTTCTACGAGTTGAAGAGCTTTACTGTTATCTACACACAAAACGAGAAGACCATCATTTATTTTGGTTTTGTTTGTAAACCTAGCTTCGTATGTATCTTTTCCGTAGTGTATTTTCTCGAGTTCTGTATTAAATATAAATTTTGCACCTTTTTCTAAGAGCGCATTTTGCATTTTATCTGACATTTCTCTCCCCGAAACTTTTTGGACGTATTGTTTAGACATACCAACGTGATCAAAATTTTTCACGAATTCAAAAGCGGACATTGTTTCCCAATCGACACCATCCATGATTAAAGGTAAAGCCTGGAGTAGTTTTTTACCGGTTTTTGATAATTCGCCAAGGGCATCACTGAGTGATACACTTTTATATTTATCAGGTTGCGCTAAAACTCTTACAGCGAGTGAAGTTAGTGTTAAATAATCTCTAAATTCGAGGTATTTAAAAGTTGTAGTATACACGCGTGTATCTGCAGGTTGAAACATATCATCCCAAGATATACCCATTTCTTCGAATAAACTATTTGTGTTTACGAATGCGTTATTGAAAACTATTCTGTGGGCGTGTAAATCTCTTTTGGCACCTTTTGGTTCCCACCATGAACCACCTACCGATTCTTTACGATCATATATAATAACTTCGTGGTCTGTTGACCTGAGAAGTTCCCATGCGATTGACATACCCGTTGGTCCGGCGCCTATTATATGAACACGCATTTATAATAACACACGAAAAAATTATTTTTATTTAAAATATAAAATATCTTGAGTAAGATAATAAAATAGTAAAAGTAAGAATGTAAATAATGTTTGTGTATCGAAATATTGCGTACCCATAAATAATATAAACATGTTCAAAAGTATATGCATTGGAAACGGTTTTTCGGGACCATACTTTGTATAAAATCCATACGTTGCGCTTCCAGAAAGAAGAAGTGCGTTAATAGCGGATGAGTATGATGGATTATATAAGAACCAAGCGGTGTATAAAATTGCAGTGTACGATATAAATATAGATCGTCTAAAAAACTCTTTTGGTGAATCGACTATACGTAACGGTTTCTTTTCTATGAGTCTTGATTCCCAGTGGGGTCCGAGTATGAGATAAGACATGTATAAAATTATAAATATTTGCCACATCACTTTACTTTATGTATTCGGAGATTTATTTAAAGAATTATAATGTCATCTATAATAAGATGGTGGTGGCATGTCTCGCTAAAAATACACCCATAAGAATATTGCCACAAAGACAAAAACAAAAGACGTGGAAGTTTGCGGCTGAGTTTTTATGGAAAAGACAGTTCGAGAAGGATCAGGTTAAGTTTGGTAAATGGACGAAAGAACAACTCGTCGAGTTAGGACCGACGTTTATAAAGTTGGGACAAATTGCGTCGACGCGTGCTGATTTATACCCTATCGAATTTATTAGTCAATTGGAATCTTTACAAGATAATGTACCTCCTATCGATAAAGATTCTATAGAAAACATAATTAAGGAACACGTTGATTCTGAAGTTTTTTTGAGTTTTGATTATGAACCGTTTAAATCGGCAAGTATAGGTCAGGTACACAGAGCGGTTTTAAATGATGGTCGCGAGGTCGTTGTAAAACTCAAACGACCCGATATATACAACATAATGAAAAGAGATACGGACGACGTTAAAGATATTGTAAATTTCCTCGAAAAAGTGGGTGTTGATACGGGTGCAACTTCAGGGTACGTTCTCGACGAGTCTATAGATTACCTTCTCGCCGAAACTGATTATAACAAAGAAATAGAGAACGCCATAAAGTTTCGTAAATCTTTCAAAAAGGTAAAGTGGATAAAAGTACCCAAAGTTTACCGAGAATTGTCTAATAACGATATGATCGTAATGGAATACGTCGAATCCGAAAAACTCGCGGAAATAACGGACCCGAATGTAAACGGTAAGAAGATATGCGAAGCGCTCATAAATTCGTACGTCATCCAAACGATGGATTACGGGTTTTTTCACGCCGATCCACACCCAGGTAATTTGGGTTTTTCTAAGGAAGGTAAACTCGTATTTTACGATTTTGGACTCGTTATTGAACTTACGGACGAGATAAAAGAAGGGTTCCAGAAGATGTTTTTATACATAATAAACAAGGATACGAAAGGTATAGTTGATACCCTTATAGATTTGAAAGTTATTTTACCAACGACGTCTGATACGTCGGATATAGAACTCTTTTTCAAAACAACTTTGAACTACCTCGAAACACTTGATGGTAAGAATTTAAGAAACGATATCATGCAAGACGAGCTTTTAATGTCATTAGCACAGAAGAAACCGTTTATTATACCTACATCTTTCATATACCTCGCGAAGGCGTTCTCGACTGTAGAAGGTACGTGTGTGAACTTGGACACTAAATTTACGTACTTCGATTACCTCGAACCCTTGATTAGAGAACAGGTTTCGGACGTGATAGATATAGGCGACATGTTTTCGACGTCTATGGAAATGCCTAATAGGATAAAGAATATAAGTACAGCTGTTCTCGGTTTGGAGAAATCGAGAGCATCTATGAAAAGAAGTATAGAACGATCTAGAATCGAGTCTAGGTATGTTCAGTATAGCATTTTATCGGCTGTTTTTGCTGGTAATATGTTAGTTCACGATAACCAATCGGCGTTCGTATTACTTTCTTTATTGAGTTTAGACCTCGTTATTAGGGCTTCTCGTAAAAATCAATAGCGGTGGATTCCGGGGACGATGTAGACGAAGTAGCTTTTTCGGTAAAGAACTCCTTGTGTTTTTCGAACAAGTTTTTTGTTCTTTCAATCTCGTCTTTACCTATTTCCTTGATCTTTTCGGAAACGTTTTTGAGTTGTTCTTGTCTTTGTTTACGAAGTTTCTTCCCAAACTTCTTAAACTTTTTCTTCGTCGATGCAAAATTTGCTGAAACTGTAGAGAGTGAAAACATTTTATTTAATCTTACTCTTTACTGATATTTTTATCGAGCCCCAAAAGTTTCAATTTTTCTTCGAATTCTCGGCGTTCACCAATCGATTCGATGGGTGTACCGTTTGCTATAGCCTCTATTTCCGGCCCCGAAAGTTGGATCGAGTTCATTCTAAAGTCTACGAACGCTTTCATGGTAATCGGTACGAGTGGTTGTATGAGATCATAAATAGCATTTGCGTATTCACGAATTTCTTTTTGTGCACCTGGTTCTAAACGAAGCCGGAGATAATGCATGAGATTATGAAGATCTATTTTCCAATAAAATTCGGTATACGTTGATTGTGTAAGTACACCTCGCGCCTGTTCTCTACACACTCCATCATCAAGTAAATATTTGTAGATTTCAAATGAGTTATCGAAATGTTTATTTATAGTAGTTGTACGATCATCATCGATATCAATTGTACCTTCGGAACCCTGATGATTTATTTTTGATTGACCGCGTAAAGTGTCGGGGTTATAGTATTGTTCAGGAACTATAGAATATCTTGCCGAGTATTCGTTAACACTTGCCATTCTATGTCGCATGTGTTGACGCGCGATATACATGGGCATTTTCATGTGGAACTTGAACTCAACCATTTCGAACGGTGTGTTATGCCAATGACGCATTAAATATCGAATAAGACCAGCATCACCTCGAGACGTTTTCGTTCCGTCTCCGTAAGAGACGCGAGCGGCTTGAACAATTGCTGAATCGAGATCCTTTTGTGGCATGTGATCCACGAGCCTAACAAAACCATGATCGAGTACTTTTTTCTCCATTTAGTATAAGTACGAACACAATCTTTAAGATGTTATCCGATAGCGATATTCGTAAAAAGATAACGCAACTTCGTAAGAGTGAAGGTAAAATATATGCCCCGTTAAAATATTTCAGGGGACTCAATACTCTTAAGAACGTCGAAACGCGTTACAAAAAGATGTTAAAGCGTGATTATAAACCATTCAAAACCGATAAGAACGTCGAAACGAAAACGTCGAGTTATACGTCAAAGTTTCGTAAAAAGTACCCCGGTGTAACGAAACTGAAAGACATTTCTAAAGTGACGGGTATACCTTTGAAAACGCTAAAAACAGTGTATGACCGTGGTTTAGCCGCGTGGCGTACGGGACACCGACCAGGTGCTACTGCACAAGCGTGGGCGTATGCGCGGGTACACAGTTTCGTCATGAAAGGTAAGACGTACTATACGGCCGATAAGAACTTACGTTAATCAAGTTCCTTAACTAAATCGTCTATACTTCTATAGTACCGTTTCAGATCTTTCATGAACCGTTTATTGTTTTCGAGAACTTCGGCATCAGTTTTATTTTTATAAATGTACGCTAAATTTGATTTAGAGTATCGAGTCCGTTTTTGGTTCTCGTTTGGTTTTCTCGGAACGAGTTTTTTACTCTTTTTCGAAACGCTTTGCATGGGCTCGACGCGTTTCGTGAAACTAATGGCTTGCATGACGGTATCGGCGAGATCGTCTTTCTTTTTTGAGGCGTTAAAAATGGGGATCCAGTGTGCATTAACGGTATTGTTCCATATGAATTGTTCACACCTTTGTATGGACGCCTTTTTACGTTTCGTATACATGGCTTTACCCGGACCCGCGAAATCAGGTATTTTGAACCTCGCGTCGTATATGATCGTTTCGGCACTAGGATTACGTATGACGAAATAGGCGTGAAGAAAGTTTTCGACCGTTTTCATTTTTTTATTCCTATCGGGTTGCTTTTCAATGAGAATGGTGTCTGCTTGTAGAACCCATGGTTTTTCGTCTAAATGTTTCCTTAAAGAAACGAATAAACCGTCTTTATGTTCAGGGGGGACTCCGGAAACATCCCACTGAACAATAAGATTAGAAGTTTCGTCGAGCATACACATGGCTAAGTTTCGTATACCGACGTCTA